TGGTATACATCTGGTCCTCGTCAGCGTTTACAACCTGGTGGTAAAATTATTTTGGTAATGACAAGATGGTCTACGAAAGATTTAACAGGAGCCTTGGTTGCTTCACAGAAAGAAGCGAAAGCTGACAAGTGGCACGTGGTTGAGTTTCCAGCAATCATGGACCATGAATCAGATCCAAAACCTGTGTGGCCTGAGTATTGGAAACTTGATGAGTTAGAGAAAGTTAAAGCTGCACTTCCTGTTGCTAAATGGAATGCACAGTGGATGCAACAACCAACTTCTGAAGAAGGTGCAATATTAAAACGAGAATGGTGGAGGACTTATGAAGGAGATGACATTCCACCTATTTATCATGTCATACAATCTTATGATACAGCGTTCCTTAAAAAAGAAACAGCGGATTACTCTGCTATTACTACTTGGGGTGTTTGGTATCCAAATGAAGACTCAGGTGCTAATTTAATTTTACTGGATGCAATCAAAGGACGGTATGAGTTTCCTGAACTTCGAAGACTTGCTTTAGAGCAATATAGATATTGGAATCCTGAAACAGTAATCATTGAGGCGAAAGCTTCTGGATTACCTTTGACCTATGAGCTACGGAAAATGGATATACCAGTTATGAACTTCACACCTTCACGTGGAAATGACAAGCATGCCCGTGTAAATGCAGTTGCACCTTTGTTCGAATCTGGTATGATATGGGCTCCTCAACAAAAGTTTGCGGAAGAGGTTATTGAAGAATGTGCAGCCTTTCCGTTCGGGGATCATGATGACTTGGTCGACTCCACCACACAAGCAATTATGAGATTTAGACAAGGTGGATTAATTGAACATCCAGAAGACTATGTGGATGAAGTTGTCGAACAGAAGAAAAGGAATTATTATTAATGGACTACGGCAAGAAGTACATGGCCAATGCTGATAAAGCAACCCAACAAAAATTTAATGAGATTGTAAAAGATTTAAGAGTAGACATGTCTTTGGACTCTGCGGTAAGCGAAGCATTAAGACAGATGAGAGAAATGAGACAAGGTAAAAAATCTGGTGGTATGATTGATAAACCACTTGGTTCAGGAGGCGTGAAATCTGGACCACCGCCAAAATCAGGGCCAACACCACAGGGGTTGAAAGTTCCTTTAAAACAAGTTAGAAGCTAACATTGGAGAAATTTTAAATGGCAGATATAGATAAGTCCCTTCCTAATGAACTTAGAACAGAAGTAGAAATACCAGCTGAAGAAGAAGTTGTAGAAGAGGAAGTAGTAGAACAAGGTCCCGTAGAAGTTATACCTGAAGAGGATGGTGGAGTTACATTAGACTTTGAACCAGGAGCAATCAATGTTCCAGGAACCGAGAATCATTTTGATAACTTAGCTGACATTTTACCTGAAGATATTTTAGAACCAATCGGAAACGAAATGGTTGACAACTACATGGAATATAAATCATCTAGAAAAGATTGGGAACAATCTTACATTCAAGGTCTAGATCTTTTAGGATTTAAATACGAAAATAGAACTGAACCTTTTCAAGGAGCAAGTGGTGCAACACACCCTGTACTTGCTGAAGCAGTCACACAATTTCAAGCACAAGCTTATAAAGAATTATTACCTGCAGAAGGACCTGTAAGAACAGATATTATTGGAGCGGATTCTCCACCTGTTCAACAACAGTCTCAACGGGTTAAAGATTATATGAATTATCTTTTAATGGATCAAATGCAAGAATACGAACCTGAGTTCGATCAAATGTTATTTCATTTACCATTAGCTGGTTCGACGTTTAAAAAGATATATTACGACCAGTTGTTAGGGAGAGCAGTGAGTAAATTTATTCCTGCTGAGGATTTGATTGTTCCGTACACGGCTACCTCATTAGACGAAGCGGAATCAATCATCCACTCTTTAAAAATTTCTGAAAACGATTTAAGAAAATCACAAGTCAGTGGTTTTTATTCTGATGTAGAACTTGGTCCACCAGGTGTCGACAACAATGATGAATTAACTAAGAAGGAAAGAGAAATTTCTGGAACTAAAAAAACAGGTAAGCAAGAAGATGTTTACAATGTTTTAGAATGCCATGTTAATTTAGACTTAGAAGGTTTTGAAGATATGGGTGCAGATGGTGAGCCGACAGGAATTAAACTTCCATACATTGTAACCGTTGAAGAAGCATCAAGAAAAATTTTATCTATCAAAAGAAATTATGCACCAGAAGATCCAAAGAAAAAGAAAATACAATACTTTGTACATTTTAAATTTTTACCAGGTTTAGGTTTTTATGGTTTCGGTCTAATCCACATGATAGGTGGACTGTCTCGTACGGCGACCGCGGCTCTAAGGCAGCTATTAGATGCGGGAACGTTATCTAACCTGCCAGCTGGATTCAAGCAACGTGGTGTTAGAGTAAGAGATGAAGCAGCTCCTATTCAACCAGGAGAATTCAAAGATGTAGATGCACCAGGTGGATCTTTACGTGATGCATTCTTCCCACTACCATACAAGGAACCTTCTCAGACATTATTGTCATTAATGGGAATTGTTGTTGGGGCTGGACAAAGATTTGCAGCCATTGCTGATATGCAAGTCGGAGATGGAAATCAAGGCGCAGCCGTTGGTACAACTATTGCATTATTAGAACGTGGATCACGTGTCATGAGTGCAATTCATAAACGATTGTACGCTGCAATGAAAAAAGAATTTAAATTATTAGGAACTATTATTTCACAATACTTACCACCTGAATATCCATATGACGTGGTTGGAGGGGCTAGAACAATTAAGCAAGTAGACTTTGATGATAGAATAGACATTATCCCTGTTGCAGATCCAAATATATTTTCTCAGTCACAAAGAATTACAATGGCACAAACAGAATTACAACTTGCTCAGTCGAATCCACAGATTCATAATTTGTACGCGGCGTACAGAAAAATGTATGAAGCAATTGGAGTTAAAGATGTTAATCAAATATTACCTCCTCCTGCTCCAGTTCAACCTATTGATCCAAGTATCGAGCATATTAATGCGTTAAACGGAAAACCTTTTCAAGCTTTCCCTGGTCAAGATCATAGAGCACACATCACAGCGCATTTAAACTTTATGTCAACGAACATGGTTAGAAATAATCCTGTCGTTATGGCTGCAATTCAAAAAAACATTTTAGAACACATATCAATCATGGCTCAAGAACAAGTACAAATCGAGTTTAGAGAGCAAATGATGCAGATGCAAGTGCTACAACAACAAGCACCAACCAATCCACAGTCAGCACAAATGCTACAACAGATGACACAAACGATTGAAGCTAGAAAAGCGGTGTTGATTGCAGAAATGACAGAAGATTTTATGAAGGAAGAGAACAAAATCACATCACAATTTGATTCAGACCCACTACTAAAATTAAAATCTAGAGAAGTTGACCTACGAGCCATGGAAAATGAACGTAAAAAACAAAATGATGAAGCACAACAAGAGCTTGCAAGAGCAAGGTTGCTACAATCTAAAGATAATTTTGAAGATAAGCTTGAACAAAACGAAGATTTAGCTAAATTAAGAGCTGGAGTTAGCCTTGCTAAGTCTGGTGTACAACAAATGTCTGTTATTGACGAAAATTAATGGTATATTAGTTTAACAAAAGGTAAAAAATTATGATGAACTATAAAAAAGCAAAACAGATGGCAGTTCCAAGTCAAAATGTAGAGATAGATCCTAGATCTAAGACTACTGCTGACGGTGCTTTCAACTATATTCCTACAGGAGACAAGGAAAAAGTTAGAGGTACTAAAAGAATGCTAGCTGAAAAGAAAAAAACTGCTACTTGGTACTAAATTATGTGGTTATCGGCAATTAAACTAGCCGTTTCTGCTGGAAGTAAAATTTATGCTAACAAGCAGAAGACGAAAATGGCAATGAGTGAAGCACAACTCATGCACGCTACAAAAATGGCCGAAGGTCAGGAGGCTTACCAAGGAAAACTTCTTGAGGCTAGACAATCGGACTGGAAGGACGAGGCGGTCCTCGTAATATTAAGTTTGCCCGTGTTGGTGCTCGCGTGGGCAGTGATATCGGATGACCCGACAGCAATGGACAAAGTAAAATTGTTCTTCGATATGTTCTCGCAGCTCCCGAGCTGGTTCACAAATCTTTGGATCCTTGTCGT